CGGCGGGGGGAGCTTCTGAGTCGGATTCATGGGTCGTACCTCCAGTTACTCGCTGGTCTCGTTGGCCAGCTCGGGGTGAATGTCGAGGCTCCGGGCGAAGCCGGTGGGCGTGTAGGTTTCGAGGTCACGGTTCAGGCAGACGGGTAGGTAGTCGCAGGAGAAGACGCCGTAGCAGCTGTTGGGATTGCGGTACCAGCGCGAGGTCTTCTGGGCCTCGCGGATGGCCTGCTGCTGCTGCCAGATCTCCGCCTTGCAGTCCTCGATGTCCTGGTCGAGGCGGGCGATCTCGATGCGGGCGAAGTAGTGCTCGGGGCGGGCCTCGATGTCGGCGCGCATCCGATCGCCGTACTCCATGGCCGGCTCATCGAACGCCCGCTGGTTGGCGTACAGGGCGCCTTCCTTGGTGTACTTGCGGGACTCGGTGGGCGTAGCCTTGAGCGGCCGCAGGGCGGGCCTGCGGGTCACGTCGTAGAGCACGGTGTCGATGGGGTAGCCGAGCTCACGCGCGGCGACGATGTACATCGACAGCTGGGAGTCCATGTGCAGGTTCTGCCAGTAGTCGGCCCCGGGTGAGAAGTCGCGGCTGGTGGTCTTGTACTCCATCAGGGCGTACCGGCCGTCGCGCAGCTGCACGATGCGGTCGATCTTCCCGGCGAAGCGCCAGTTCTGGGTTTCCTTGCCGGTCTCGGGGTTCTTGAGCGGGATGTTGAAGTCGAGCTCGGAGGCCACGACGCGCACGGCCTTCTCATCCTCGAACTGGAAGCGCAGGTGGCCGTCGAACATCGCGAGGACGATCTCGACCTCGTAGGCGTCTTCCATGCCCGCGAGGATCGTGGTGGAGTCGATGCCCTTGTCGGCGGCCTCGAGCAGGGCGTGGAAGGCCGAGCCGATGCGCCTGGGGGCGTCGTCCTTGACGGGCACCAGGCCCAGCTCGTAGCGGAGGTAGTGCTTGCGGGGGCAGGTGCGGAAGCAGCTCATGCGGGAGTGCGTGAGCAGGCCGCAGATACCGGTTGCGGGGGGGGCGGTATTAGGGTTTTGAGACATGCCACAGTCCTCTCGTTTGTCAGTCTGTCGATCTCCGGCCGGCGATGAACGCTTCCACGTCGGCCTCGTCGTACCTGATAGTCTTGTTCCCGATCGTGATGAAGGGGAGCCGGGAAGGCGCCTTCTTTCTCCAAACCGCCAACGTGGCCGGGGTGAGCCCCAGTCTGTCGGCCACTTCCCGTGTGCTCATCAATCGCATCCGTGCACTCCTTGTTGACGCTCCCGGCTCCCCACCGGCAGAATGTATATCGGCCGACAGCGTCCAGTCAATAACATTATTTTGAAATATTTATTTGTCGGTTATGCAACGATTGTGCCTAAAATGATCGACATTGTTTTTTATATTTCTTGATCGGTTTTGATGTGGCGCCGATAATGCAGCCGACGCCCGAGTGTTCTACGTGGAAATAGGAGGTAGTCAGATGTACCAGCAGATGATCCGCGAATCGATGGCGCGCACCGGTGCGATTGCCAAGGCCGATCCAAGGCACGTCGAAGCATGGATGCGCGAATCGCACTACACTCTGGATGCCCTGAGCCCGCAAGAGTTCACGGCCGCTGTCGTGGACGCGCTCGGGTGCATCGCCGAGTCCGGCCGCGAGATGAGCGAGCAGCTCGCCGCGGCGGTGGGCCTGTGATGGATTACGGGCAGTTCATCGGCGCCAAGCTGGAATCGCTGGCGCCAGTCGGGATCAATGGATGGGGCGGGCTTCCGCATCCGATGTTCCCGCACCAGCAGGCGCTTGCCGACTGGGCCATCAAGCGCGGCCGGGCGGCGATCTTCGCAGACACCGGACTGGGAAAGACGCGCATTCAATTGGCATGGGCCGATGCCGTCGCCAAGACGACCGGTGGCGCGGTGCTGATTCTCGCGCCCCTGGCGGTAGCGCAACAGACCGCGCACGAGGGCCATGAGCTCGGCATCTTTGTCGATCACCTTCGCGAGCAATGCGGCGCGGTGTCTGGCATCACGATCACCAACTACGAACGGCTGCACCGGTTCAACCCTGCCGATTACGTCGGTGTCGTGCTGGACGAATCCAGTTGCATCAAACACCACGACGCCAAGACGCTGCAAGTGCTGCTGTCGGCCTTCCGGGACACGCCCTACAAGCTCTGCGCCACTGCGACCCCGGCCCCGAACGACTGGACGGAGCTCGGCACGCATGCCGAGTTCTTGGGCATCTGCTCGCGGGCCGAAATGCTGGCTGAGTTCTTCTGTCACGATGGCGGCGAAACGCAAGTCTGGCGACTCAAGGGCCATGCCCGTCACTTGTTCTGGAAATGGGTCTGCCAGTGGGGAGCGCTGATCCGCAATCCGTCAGACCTTGGCTTTGACGATTCGGCATACCTGCTGCCGCCGCTCAACGTCCACGAGCATTTAGTCGCCACAGAAATGGCGTCAGATGGGATGCTATTCGCGGTCGAGGCCCAGACATTGAGCGAGCGGCGAGGGGCGCGCAAGGCATCCGTTGATGCCCGGGTTTCGGCCTGTGCAGACATTGTTAACGGAGACTTGCAGCCGTGGATCGTCTGGTGCGACCTCAACGCCGAAGCAGATGCGCTACGCAAGGCCATCCCGGGCAGCGTCGAGATTCGCGGCACGGACGATCCAGAGGCCAAAGAGCGCCGGCTGCTTGACTTCGCCAACGGGGATATCCGAGTTCTCATCACCAAGCCGAGCATCGCCGGATTTGGCCTCAACTGGCAGCACTGTGCGCGCATGGCGTTCGTCGGGGTCACTGATTCCTTCGAGGCGTACTATCAGGCGGTGCGCCGTTGCTGGCGGTTCGGCCAGACGCGGCCGGTCGATGTGCACGTTTTCGCCAGCAAATACGAGGGCGCTGTCGTATCCAACCTGCGGCGCAAAGAGCGCGACGCCAAGATCATGTCCGAGCAGTTAAGCTCCGAAACCCGCGATGCCGTCATGGCCGAAGTGACCGGCGCGCATCGCCAGCACAACCCCTACCATGCCGACACCAAGATCGCGGTGCCCGGCTTTCTGGAGTAGCCATGAAGTGCATCGACCAGGTAATCAAGGACAGGTACGCGGCATATCACGGCGATTGCGTCGAGGTGCTCAAGGGCCTGCCTGGCCACAGTATCGGGTATTCGATATTCTCGCCGCCGTTCGCCAGCCTCTACACCTACAGCAACAGCCCCCGCGACATGGGCAACTGCCGCGACCGCGACGACTTCTTTGCCCACTTCGCGTTTCTGGTGGACGAGCTGGCCCGCGTCATGAAACCCGGACGCAACCTGTCATTCCATTGCATGCTGCTGCCGACCAGCAAGCAGCGCGACGGCGTGATCGGCCTGCACGACTTCCGGGGTGACCTGATCCGGGCTTTCGAGCGCGGCGGGTTCATCCATCACAGCGAGGCCGTGATATGGAAAGACCCCGTGACCGCTATGCAACGGACCAAGGCGTTAGGCTTGCTGCACAAGAGCGTCCGGGAGAACAGCGCCATGTGCCGGCAGGGTATCCCTGACTACCTCATCACCATGCGGGCTCCGGGAGAATCGGAGCGCGTCACGCACGACCGCGCCGAGTACCCGGTTGACCTGTGGCAGAAGATCGCCAGCCCGGTCTGGATGGACATCAACCCGAACGACACCCTACAATACATGAGCGCCCGGGAACACGACGACGAGCGCCATATCTGCCCGCTTCAGCTCGAAGTGATCCGGCGCGGCATCATGCTGTGGACTAACCCCGGCGACATCGTGCTGTCGCCGTTCATGGGCATCGGGAGCGAGGGATACGTGGCCCTTGAAATGGGCAGGCGGTTTGTCGGCATTGAGCTAAAGGGCAGCTACTATCGGGCGTCTGTTGACAATCTGGCGGCCGTATCGGGCAAGGCGTCGCTGTTTTGAAAGAGAGCGCCCCCAGGCATCCGTTCCCGGGGGCGCCGCCAACCGCTGCGAGGGGTGAGCGGCCGGCTTGTCCGACGTGGCGCCGCAGCTTCCGACGTGGGACGGCGGCGGCATAGCACCGGGCGGACTATCAGTCAACTGTCAGTTGCGATCAATTTGAGAACTCACACCCTCCCCCGGTCCGGCATGAACAGCGACAGCACGTAGGTTTTCACCATGTCGGTGATCCCCACGCTCAGCACCCGCACCCCGTACGGCCGCAGGGCGCCGCGCATGGACGCCGTGAGCTGCTTGTCGCCGGAGGTGGGGTCCTTCCGCAGCGTCTCCCAGGGCTTCGACAGCATGTGGTCGCGGAAGGCCACCCGGGCCACGTCGCTGATCGTCTGGTCGTAGTCCCAGGCGGCGGTCCGGGCCTTCACGGCGTCGGCGATCTCGTAGACCACGACGGCGGAGGCGACGATGGCCACGCCGTCCGCCGTCTGCAGGGTCTGGCTCGGGAGGTCGATCGACTGGCGGGCCACGGGCACCAGCTCGATGTCGCAGATGAGCGGCCACCACCAGCGCAGGCCGGGTGCCATCTCGGTCGTGGTCCCCCGGCGTGTGAATTTCACGCCCCGGTGCGTCTCGCGAATCAGCACCAGCCGCGGCACGAATTGCAGCAGCGCCTGGACAACGTCCCCGAGCCAGCCTAGAGCAGTGCCCACAGCGGCACCTCGGTTTCTTCCTGTTCACGCCACAGCTGGTCGATCTCAGCCTTGCGCACGACGCAGGACGCGACCAGGTGCGCCAGCAGGAGCAGGGCCACGGCCCACACGGCCAGTCGGTAGTACCGCCACATCCCCGCCCCCATCAGAAGGCTACGTGTATCGCCCCGGCCATCACCAGCGTTGCCGACGCGCACCCGAACAGGAACCACAGCCTCGGGTCTTGATACCACCGGCGCCGATCCTCGTTCGCCCACTGCAGCTGCTGGGTGACATAGTCGAGGCGGACCCGCAAGCTGTCTTGCCCGGCACGGCCGCGCACGGCCGCCAGTTCGAGTCGCGCCTCGAGCTCCTCGACGTACCAGACGAGGCTATCGGTTTGGGCCGCTGTCGCTCCGGTAGTTATCGGCGCGGCTTTTGCGGGCCCTGTCCAGAGCGCCAGCAAGCCGATCAGCGCCAGAATCGGCGCGCTTCGTTTCCAGTTCATCGAGGATCACCTGTGCTTCCCGCCGGGCCCGTTCGGCCACGGCCTGCTGTTGCACCCTCTCGCTCACCTGCGCGACGTTCTGGGCCCTGCGCTTCCACGGAGAGCGCCCCCGCATAAGTCCCGCCAGGAGGGCAGCCAGGGCCGCTACGATGAACGCCCACCACTTCTTCACAGCTGCCCCCCCTTGAGTTGGCGCAGGCGGTTGTCAACGGCCGACCGAGATCCCCAGCCGATCGTCTTCCGCATCTGCTGGCCGATGGCGTTCAGCGACAGCCCCAGGGTGTCGTAGGCGTAGAGCAGGTCGGCGTCCATCTGGGCAGTCCAGACGTACCTGCTGGGCTTGGGCGCCTTCGCCGCAGCCTCGCAGGCGGCCCGGAACGCCGTCTGGCACATGTCCTCAGTCAGCTTCAGTGTCGCCATCACAGAACCCCCTCGAGGTCCAGGACAATGGGCTCGGCCGGCACGGCGCACCTGGTGTACGGCAGGAGCTCGAACCGGCCCTTCGACCAGGGGTGAGTCACCCAGCGGACCACCAGCCCGCCGTAGTGGGTTTCGTGGTTGCGGGCGCCGACCTTCCATGCGTAGTCGCCCTTGAGCTGCCAGCCGGGAACGGTCTGGCCGAACCACTGCCGGCAGGGGTCACGCAGGAAGCCGTTGACCCCGGTGGCATGGTGGCAGTGGTGCCGCAGGTACACGTCGGCGATCCGCTTGCCAAGCTTCGCCCTGGTGATGAACTGCTCGTGGACATCGGAGTTGATGCCGTTGGCCATCGACTTCTGGATGCCGGTGGTGCTGACGTGGTGAGTGTCGTGGATCAGGCCGTCGCCGATGGGCATGTCCAGCTCGGGCCTGAGGTGGTTCCCGTCGGACACCTCTGGCGCCCCCAGCTCGCGGGCGATGGCCCGAGCCAGCCACCACGCGGCGCCGTCATGGGCTGGCGTCCCGGCGATCTGGTAGTAGGCCGCGGCGCCCTCGATGTAGGGGGCCATGAACCGCACGGCCCCCTGAATGATGGCGTCGAAGTCAGCCGTCGAGTGCGTCGTGTTCCGGTGGTGCAGGCCGTCCACCATGTCCCCGCCGTGGCAGTAGACGTATGGCTCGCCCTGCGTTGCCCAGGGGATGAAGTCCCGGTGGAACTCATGCCACCAGGAATAGACCACGGCCTGCGCTTCGGACTGCTCGACCGTGCAGCCGAAGTCCACGGGTGCCCGCTTGGGCATAAGCCCGAGGTGATCGTAGAGATGGGTGTCGCCGACCGAGACGTAGCAGGTCGGGGTCGCCACGGGCTAGGCCCGCTTCGCGAAGTTCTCGCCCATCATGGTGCCCGCGACCAGACCGCCCGACATCCAGATGGCGTTGATGGCGTCCGACCGCACGGCCTCGCTGACGCCGGGCGCCCACATGGCGATGACGAACAGCGACACGACGGTCAGGATGCCGAAGTAGAATTTCCGCATTCCGATGGCCCACATGGTTAGCCCTCCTCGAGCTCGCGCACCCGTCGGGCGGTGCGCTGGGGTGTCTGCAACATCAGCCGGGAGTTCGCCAGCTCGCGGCCGGCGGCCTCCCAGTCGTCTGCGTTGATCGCGGCGTTCATCATCTTGAAGCCGCGCAGGCCGCCGCCCCCGATTTGAAATCGGAGGTTGACCAGGGTGGCCCGGCGGCGGACGGAGATCATGTCCCAGCGGGTGTAGAGTGACCGGCAGTCGGCATCGCATTCGGTGATGTCGTTGGCCAGCATGACCTGAGCCTCGGCCGGAGAGATCCCCGGGCCGCCCGTGTCGATGTTCCGGCCGATGCCGATCGTCAGGGCCCCGGCCGGGCAGACGTAAGCGTGGCTGCGAAAGCCCTCGTCCTGCTTGAGCTGCACCAGGCACTCGAGGAAGATCGGGTCGCTTGGGTTCATCAGTTTACCTCGTCGTGCCCGGCGAGCTCA